GATCCCAATATCTCAATTGGTGAGCTGGGTGTGCCTCTGGAGATTGCAATGAATCTGACGATTCCAGAGCGTGTCACTACCTTTGCCAGGGACAAGAGCTTTAATCGCGACAAGCTCTATAAGCTAGTGCAGAATGGCGCAGACAAGTATCCTGGTGCAAAGAGTATTGTACGCGCAGATGGACGCATGATTAGCCTGAAGCATGTCAACACAAGCGAGATTGTACTCTATGATGGAGACGTGGTTAATCGCCATCTGCTCGATGGAGATATTGTGCTATTCAATCGTCAGCCGACACTGCACAAGATGTCTATGATGGCACACAGGGTGAAAGTTCTCCCCTACAAGACATTCAGGCTGAATGTGCTGGTCACACGGCCATATAACGCGGATTTGTAACAGGCGAGATATTAAAGGTTCACATAATTTATAATTAGAAATGTCAGGTTCAATCTATATGATCACATGCATTCCCACACAGAAAGTATATGTGGGACAGACATGCGATTTCAAGATGAAGAATGATATTGCCTATAACTATGGTCCTACTGGTCGTTGGTCGGATCATAAATCTTCTTCAAAAAGGACGAATACACCATTGTCACATGCAATACGTGAGTATGGTGAAGATGCCTTCAAAGTTGATATACTTGAACAAGATGTACTGGAGAAACTAGATGAGCTCGAAGCTAAATGGATACGTGTAAAGAATTGTATATGGCCACATGGATATAATGTAGCTGCACATTCTCGAAACAAACACCATTTATCTACAACTCTCCAGGAACATTATAAGGAAATCACAGAAAAGGTAGTTATTCGTCAAATAAGAAGAGATGGAGAATACAGACTTGTATATCTTATTCTTAAACTGAAAGATGGATCAGATGATCGACTATGCTTTGGGCAAAATTCACATGACACATTTGACTCTGCGTTAAATGATGCCAGGGAATTTGCTAAAGGCATTGGTTGTCCAGTTGAGGAAGTAGTAAACAAGTATGAGATGAAGTTAAGGCAATTGAATGGAAGACAAATTGTGAAGGTGAGAATTACCACTGCATCTAAACTTGTAGGGGTATATATCACAACAGATGATATGATATCCTATAAGGATCAGATTCGAGTATGTTTCGGTGGAAAAACAATATCTGATAAGGATGCATATGAGGAAGCACTACAATTTGTTGATATGATGGAACTTGACAATGAATGTGAACTAGAAGATCTTATCGCATCAAAGTTCGCAACAGGCGACTGCCTTAAAGGTTGAAGTGAAGACCTTTAAGGAAAAACAGTGTAATCACTTCTGATGGTTATGTCAAATCATCTCGGACATAATTATCAATATAATCGTCTAGTGGTTCTGCATTCAGAACTGCGAGACCCTCAAATTCAGGGAAACCCCTAAAGCTCATTGATACTAACCTACTAGTGGAAACACTGTAGGGGCCACGGCGAAAGGCCGAATTGGATATAGTGACAACGCAATGAGATGTGAGGCGCTATGCAGCGCTAAACAATGGGCAATCCTGAACCAATCCTCTCTGGCTACAATCGCCGTGAGGAAGTGCGCAACGACTAAATGGGGGTCGGTTTATAAATTAAGAGAGCCAGTTATTGATCTCTTAATCATAGGCTTAAGATATAGTCTACTCCAATATGAAAATATTGGTATTGATGTTTAATAGACATCACCGTTTGATGGCGACGAGATGAATCTACACTGTCCCCAGTCCCTGGAAGCCCAGGTTGAACTGGAGGACATCGCAGCAATTCCGCACCACATTATCACACCCCGCCATGCAGAGCCCCTCATTGGTGTCTTTCAGGATACCCTTGTAGGAAGCTACAGGCTTACCAGGCCAGGCGTCGATTTCACAAAGCGTGAATTCATGAATCTGATGATGTGGAACAAGAGATTCGATGGCGAGATGCCAGGAGCTCGCGGCGCGGATGGAACGCGTTATACAGGTCAGCAGGTATTGAGTACTATGCTGCCTGCACTAAATATTGAAATGCCAAATAAGTCCTATGATGGTGACAAGGAAAGTAAGGAATCCATTAACTATGTGAAGATTCAGCAGGGCGATATTAAACAGGGCATCATTGATTCTGATGTCTATATGAAGGCAGGAAAGGGTATTATCCACACCACCTACAATGATTATGGCCCAAAGGAGACAACTGACCTCCTCGATTCTCTGCAGACAACTGTGGAGAGCTTCCTAGTCATGAATGGCTTCAGTGTAGGCATCAGTGACTTGGTTGCAGATGAGGACACCAAGAAGGGCATCGATGAGGTGATCCAGGCACAGAAGAAGCAGGTGGAGAATATTATTCTCCAGGTCCACACTGACCTATTCGATAACAATACTGGCAAGACGAATCAGCAGGAATTCGAGGACCAGGTATTCGGTGCACTGAATCAGGCTACTGACAATGCAGGTAAGGCAGGCAAGAAGTCCCTCTCCACCGAGAATCGTCTTCTGGCAATGGTGAATTCTGGCTCCAAGGGTAATACAACAAATGTGGCGCAGATGATTGCATGTCTGGGTCAGCAGGCAATTGAGGGTAAGCGCATCACATATGGTTTCACTGATCGTACTCTACCACATTATAAGAAGTATGACGACGGCGCAGAGGCGCGTGGTTTCATTGAGAGCTCATTCATTCGTGGCCTGACACCACAGGAATTCTTCTTTCATGCAATGTCTGGTCGTGAGGGTCTTATTGATACTGCAGTCAAGACTGCAGATACAGGCTATATTCAGCGTCAGCTCATTAAGGCAATGGAGGATCTTACAGTGCAACATGATGGCACTGTTCGTGATGCCAATATGAATATTGTGCAGCTTCACTATGGCGAGGATGGTATAATGGCCACAAAGATTGAGAAGCAGCAGCTTCCTCTTCATAGTTTGAGTCAGGCGGATATTCGTCGCGAGTTTGGCATGGAAGGTGTCGATTGGTCCGTCATTCTTGTGGAGGGAACAAGTCGCGAGGCTGATGCAGACGCCATTGCAGAATTTGTGGAGACTGTTCTGGAGGAGCAGCGCATGATGGTGGAGGATGTATTCCAGAGCATGTCTCTGGGCGGTGGCACAGTGAGCGCACCAGTCAATCTTGCACGCTTGATTCTCAATACACGTGTTCGTTTCGGACTGCGCGCCGATCAACGCACTGACCTCACACCTGCATATGTCCTTTCAGGCATTCAGAAGATCATTGCTGCAACACAGACATACAATCGCATTTGGTCCGCTCTACTACACTTCTATATGGCACCACATAAGCTAATTGTAAAGGAGCGCTTTACTCGCAATGCATTTGATGCTCTCTGTGAATTGATCGTGGTCAGTCACATGAAGGCATGGGTACAGCCTGGTGAGCAGGTTGGCATTGTAGCAGCACAGTCTATTGGCGAGCCTTCTACACAGATGACACTCAATACTTTCCACTTGGCAGGTGTGGCAAGTAAATCCAATGTGACTCGTGGTGTTCCCCGTCTGCGTGAGCTCCTGAAAGTGACGAAGAACCCGAAGGCAACATCTCTGACTATCTATCTCAAGCCCGAGTATAGACAGTCAAAGGATAAGGCACGTGAAGTTGTACAGGATCTGGAGCTGACACTTCTGCGCGCTATCACTGACAAGATTGCAATCTATTGGGATCCCAATGATGAGAACACAGTAATCGAGGAGGATAAGCAGCTTCTTGCATTCTATAGACTCTACGAGACCAGTCTCCCTGAAAGTGAGGTAGAATCCCAGCCAAGTAAGTGGGTGCTTCGTCTTGAGCTCAATAAGGAGGAGATGTTTAATAAGAATATCTCCATGGCAGATGTTGTATTTGTGATCAAGAATCGCTTCCCTGCAACCAGCGTGATCTACAATGATTACAATAGCAATAAGCTTGTCATGCGTATCCGTGTGGCAACCGAGCCAAGTACAACAAACGAGGATGAGTTCAGTCGTCTGAAGAAGTTCCAGAATAATCTGCTCAATACTACCGTCATTCGTGGTATCCCTGGTATTAAGGCAGTGACATTCCGCAAGGACACAGGTAAGGTTCACATGGTAGAAGGCAAGTATGAGCCACTCGAGCAGTACATTCTAGATACGGATGGCAGCAATTATATGCGTGTAATGAATCATCCTGCAGTTGATGCTAATAGGCTGTATACTACGAATGTGCATGACATCAAAGACATTCTCGGTCTGGAGGCTACCCGTGCAATTCTCTACAATGAATTGGCTGTACTATTTGAGAGCGTTGCAGTGAACTATCGTCACCTAGGTCTCCTGTGCGATG